TGATCTCTTCTGCTAACAAACTGGTCATGGCAGCAGATCGAGAGAGATGAACCCTTTCTCTACTTGAAGCATACTTATACAACGTTATGAAGAAGCGCTTTCAACCAAAGTACATCAAGAGGGGTCACGAGAGACGATCCGGTCTAGCACAGACAGGAGCTCACGGAACTTCTCACCGGATCGCCCCACCCGACGCGCACAGGTTAGGAAACTTACCCCAAGCGTGGCCGCGAACGGGCCAGACGGGCCAGTACACAGCTTCCATCATGGGACGTATGGGTGACGGATCTCTAGTCCACTACACCGACGAAGACAAGGAAGACTTCAAGAAGATGGATGGCCCGCCCGGCAAAGCCGGAAACTACAAGACCTCCATGAAGCGCATATACATCAAGAAAGGCGGGGGCAAAGGCATGATCGGAGCTACCGGTATACATGAGTCTAAGGAGCAAAGCATGGAAGAGCAAGCATTGAGAGAACTGATCCGAGAGATGATCCAGCATGAGATCACAGAGGCCCGCAAGAGAAAGATGCCTGCAGATGTCGCTGCTTACTCAGTTGAGCTCATGGATGAGGACGAGGAAGAGAACGAGGAAGATCGCCAGGACATGGATGAGTTTTCCGGTTCCGCTGCCGTTGCTGGATACTCCCTGCCTTTGGGTGCGTCTAACCATCCCTCCACGCTGAAGTCTCGCGGGGAGTTCACAGCTAAGATGTATGGTGGCCGTCCCGTGAAGTTGAACGCCCGCATCTTGGCCCGCCAAAGAAACGAAAAATAATTACAGTCTCCCTTGAACATCTGCGATTTTGTGTGTAAATTTACTACATACAAACTGCCAGAAATAAGGAGACAAAAATGGCACTTGATTTTGATGCAATTCGACGTAAGGTCGCACAGCTCTCTGGGAACGGTCCTAAGAGAAGCTCGATCTTTTGGCGTCCCGATGAGGGCGAATACACCATTCGCTTGCTGCCGTGGAAAGATTCCGACGGCCAACCTTTCAAGGAGCGCTGGTTCTACTACAACATCGGTGAGAATCGCGGTATCCTCGCACCCAAGCAGTTCGGTAAGCCTGATCCCATCCAGGAGCTGATCAACAAGCTGCGTGACGACGGTACCCCTGAGTCTGCTGAGCTGTGTAAGCGCCTGTATCCCAAGATGCGTGCTTATGCCCCTGTTGTGGTTCGAGGTGAAGAAGACAAGGGTACTCAACTCTGGTCCTTCGGTAAGCGTGTCTACCAGGATCTGCTTTCTATCATGCTTGATCCCGATTATGGAGACATCACCGATCCTTTGGAGGGTCGTGATGTAAAAGTTACCATCACCAAGCAGCCAGGTCAAAATTGGGCCACCACTACAGTTATGCCTCGCGGGAAGCAAACGCAACTGACTAATGATGACACACAAACCCAGAATTTGCTGGACAGTCTTCCGGACCTCGATGAGCTGTATAGTCTCGAGTCCTACGAAGAGATTGAGAAGAAGGTGAATGACTGGCTCAATGGATCCTCCTCAGACGGAACCGAGCAGACCACGACGACCACCACAACCAATACTACGACGACTGATACCACAACCACCAGTCAGAAGAGTACGCAAGAAGAGGGTAAGCAATACACTTCTCTTGATGAAGCATTTGCCGATCTTCTAGAAGGTTGAGGTGACGTATGGCGAGAAAAAAGACTGCAAAGAGCCCAGAGACTGATGACTTCACCTCTGACTTGATTAAATCTCTTAACAAGGATCACGGTAGTCGTATCGCCTACAATCTCAGCGTTGATGAGTCTCCAACACACGTAAAGGCTTGGGTCTCTACTGGAATTCGCCAACTTGATTACATTGTTGCTAATCGAAAAAGGGGTGGTCTTCCTTGCGGAAGAATTGTAGAGATCTTTGGTCCACCTTCGATCGGTAAGTCCCACATTGCCCTCCAAATCGCCCGCAATACGCAGGCGATGGGGGGTATTGTGGTTTACATCGACACCGAGAACGGGACGTCTGTTGAGAACTTAGGGCTGCTTGGAATTGATGTTTCTAAGCGTTTCGTCTTTATTGAGACTGCGTGCACCGAAGAAGTATTTGAGGTCGCTGAGTCAACGATTACAAAAGCGCGTGGATTGAACAAGGATGTTCCTATCACTATTGTTTGGGACTCCGTTGCAGCCTCCTCACCAAAAGCTGAGTTGACAGGTGACTATGACAAAGATACGATCGGGCTTCAGGCACGCTCTATTTCCAGGGGCATGAGAAAGATTACTCAAGTTATTGGAAATACTAATACTCTTTTCATATGCCTTAACCAAACACGCACCAAGATCGGTGTCATGTACGGAGATCCTACTACGACTCCAGGTGGCATGGCAATTCCTTTTCACTCTTCTACCCGAATTAAGTTGGGTGCTGGTTCTCCAATCAAGAACAAGAAGGGTGATGTCGTAGGAATCAATGTATCTGCAAAGACGATCAAGAATAAGGTTGCACCTCCATTTAGGTCTTGCCAGTTCGAGATTCACTTCGGCGTAGGTGTCAAAGAGCATGAGCAGATAACTGACTTGCTTAGATCTTCAGCTGATGTTACCACAAAAGGAAACACATATTCTGTTGAAGGTGCCGGTGCCTGGAAGACTCTTACTGTGTCTGACGCCAAAACAGGTGAAGTCAAGGTTGAGAAAAAATTCACAAAGAGCGGCATGGAAGACCTTTTGAATGACCCTGAGTATGCTAAGCACATTGAAGTAATGCTTGAAGAGATTCTTGTAAAGCGTTTTAAAGACAATCAAGAAGTTGATACAAATTCTTATGAAGAAGTAAGATCTATCGCAATGGATCTTGCTGAGGATGAGTTAAATTGAGTCTGAATATTAAAGTTAAGAAAGCACACCCGTCGGCGGTTATTCCAACTCAAAATTACGGTGATGTGGGCTGGGACCTTTATGCAGTGGAAAATTGCATTATTCCTCCAGGAGAGTCTCGTCAAATTAAGACAGGCTTGGTTCTTGCCGAAACTCCCTATGACAATGATATCCATAAAGTGATCCTGCTAAAGATTGAGGGAAGATCAGGACTAGCACTTAAGCATTCTGTATTTCCTGTGGGTGGAATTGTTGATCCATACTACAGGGGTGAGATCTGCCCAATTCTTTACAATGGCGGAAAAGAAGATTATAGCGTAAGCACGGGTGATCGCGTCGCTCAGATCGTTGTTTACGCTGTGCATGCTAAAACGCTGTCATCTACCACATCATTTATGGAAGCTGATATCGTAAGGCCGACAAAAAGATCTGACAAGGGATTCGGTTCTTCAGGCAAATAAAATGAATGACACTGTTCTTGTACTAGACTGCATGAACATCTTCATTAGATGTTATGCGGCAAATCCTAAAATGTCTTCGCATGGCCATCATATAGGTGGGACTGTAGGGTTTCTTAAGACTTTGCGAGGAGTTTGTAATAAGTTTTCCCCGACTAAGATTATTGCTGTTTGGGAAGGGGGAGGATCTTCTAGAAGAAGATCAATTCATCCCGCGTATAAAAAAGGTAAAAAGCCCAAAAGAATGAACAGGTTCTATGGGGATGATATACCTGATTCTGAAAAGAATAAAAATTACCAGATTGCATCTCTAATCTCCCTGCTTAAGAAACTACCTATATGTCAAGTATATGTTGGCGACTGTGAGTGCGATGATGTCATCGGCTATCTTTGTAAGTACGCTTTACGAGATGAAAACAAAGTCATCATATCATCGGATCAAGATTACTACCAGTTGCTAAATGATAAAACTAAAATATACAGACTCGGCAAAAAAGAGATTGTTGAAGCTGAAGATGTCGTTGACTTAACAGGTGTATCTTGCGAGAATTACTGCCTAGCAAAGTGCCTGGTGGGAGATAGCTCTGATAACATTGACGGGATTAAGGGTGCAGGGTTTAAGTCAGTCGCTAAGAGATTTCCTATTTTAGCAACAAGCGAAGAAGCAACTTTGATGGAAATTTTTGATGCTGCTTCTGCGAACACAGATAAGAAAATTAAGCTGTACAGAGAGATAGTTGATAATTTTGATATCGTGAAAAGAAATTGGCGTCTGATATATTTAGATACGAATAATCTATCGGCAGGCCAAATGGATCAAATCAATCACATAATAGATACATTTGAGCCTTCTAGAAATAAGATTACATTGATGAGAGAGCTGATCAAAATGGGCATTCAAAATTTGGATGTCGAAGGCCTCTTATTAAGCATGATTTACGTAAAGTAAAAGGAGTAAGATACGTGTCTTACGATGATTCGAGTGTCTCTTTTGGAAGTTACGGCAAGGCCTTCCAAGAAAAAATCGTTCAAGGATTGTTAACAGATAGGCTTTGGGCAGAACAGATGTCTGAAGTTATTAATGTTGATTTCTTTGACTTGAAATATCTTAAGTTTTTGGCCGATAGATACTTTAAGTACCACACAAAATACAAAGATTTTCCTACACTCCAATTGCTTGTGTCGATTATACGAGACGATTTGAAAACAGGAAATGATACAGTTCTTCGTGACCAAATAATTGAGTACTTACAAAGAATCAGGCACAACCCAGACATGGGTGATCTTGAATACGTCAAGGACAAAGCTCTCGATTTTTGCAGGAAGCAAGCTTTTAGAGGTGCACTTGAGCAAGCTGTAGATCTCATTCAGACAGATAAGTTTGACTCTGTTATGGATCTCATGCGAAGTGCCCTCGCTGTTGGAACTACCCCTTCAATTGGTCACGATCTTTTTGAAGATATGGATGCACGCTTTGTAAGAGTTAGTCGACATCCTGTCCCCACAGGACTTGAAGCGCTGGATCAAAAAGGTATCTTAAATGGGGGCTTAGGCCGAGGAGAGATTGGTGTGATTACCGCTCCAACAGGTGTAGGTAAGTCACATATGCTTGTTAATCTTGGCGCAGCCGCTGTTAAAAAAGGTAAGAATGTTATTCACTACACTTTTGAACTTACCGAAAACGCAACAGGCTTAAGGTATGATTCAAACATCTGCATGATTCCATCGAACGAAGTTCCAGAGAGATCTGAAGAAGTAAGAGAAGCATACTCAGAAATGGAAGGTTTGGGCAGAATCATAATCAAGGAATATCCAACAGGTACTGCTACAGTCCAAACTCTTAGGTCGCACATTGAAAAGCTTTCCTTAAAAGGATTTATTCCTGATCTTCTCGTGATCGATTATGCAGATATTATGAGATCATCACGGCAATATGAATCTATGCGGCATGAGCTTAAAAAAGTCTATGAAGATCTTCGTAACTTGGCGATGGAGAAAAACATCCCGATCTGGACTGCTTCTCAAAGCAATAGAGATAGCGCATCTTCTGATATTGTAGGTCTCGAAAACATGTCAGAATCATACGGAAAAGCTCAAGTCGCTGATGTTGTTGTTTCGATCTCAAGAAAGCCTGCTGAAAAAGCTTCCGGCTTAGGCAGGCTTTATATCGCGAAGAACAGAGCTGGTCGAGACGGAATACTGTTTCCCATCAAGCTAAACACTGCTATGTCTATGTTCTCTGTTATTGAAAATGCTGATGAGATGACTCTTGAAGAAGCAAAAGATAAGAATGAAACTGACATAAAAAAGGTTTTGCAACAAAAGTGGAAACAAGTCAGTAAAAGAGAAAACAAAACCAGCGAAAAGCAATAATGTAAAAAATAATTATAACCAGGAAGAAAAATGGCAAATTATAATGAAGTTTTTGAGAAGTCTTTAGAGTATTTTAGTGGCGACGAGCTTGCTGCTTCCGTCTTTGCTACGAAGTATGCATTGCAGGACAATCAAGGAAATTACCTTGAGTCCACGCCTGATGAGATGCACAAGAGGATTGCGAAGGAATTTGCTAGAATAGAAGCAAAGTATCCTAATCCAATGAGCGAAGATGAGATTTATGATCTTCTCAAGAATTTTAAGTATGTTGTTCCGCAAGGCTCACCCATGTCAGGTATCGGTAACACACACCAGATCCAGTCTTTGTCTAATTGCTTTGTTGTAGACTCACCCCAAGACTCTTATGGTGGAATCTTAAAGACAGATCAAGAGCAGGTTCAGATCATGAAGCGCCGCGGAGGTGTTGGATTTGATATCTCGTCCATCCGACCGCACGGTTTGCGTACCTCTAACGCTGCAAAGACAACTGATGGCATCGGTGTTTTCATGGAGCGTTTCTCTAACTCTTGCCGAGAGGTGGCGCAGGGAGGTCGTAGAGGCGCTCTCATGCTCACTATCTCAATTCATCACCCAGACATCGAGACCTTTATTAATATCAAGCGTGATCTATCGAAGGTGACAGGTGCGAATATCTCCGTCAGGCTATCTGATGAGTTTATGACCGCAGTTGAGAACAATGAAGATTATGAGCTTCGTTTCCCTGTTGATGCTACCGGAGATGATAAGGTTGTCACCAGAACAGCTTCAGCTGCAGATATCTGGAATCAGATCATTGAGTCTGCACACGGATCTGCTGAGCCAGGCCTTCTTTTCTGGGATAATGTTCTAAACTATACACCTGCTCAAATTTATAAGGATGATGGTTTTCACACAATCAGCACAAATCCTTGTAGCGAAATTACTCTTTCAGCTTACGATAGCTGCCGCTTACTTCTTTTGAATACGACTTCTTTTGTCAATAATGCTTTTACAAAGAAAGCAGAATTTGATTACGACCTTTTCCGAGAGGTCGCAGGAAAAGCCCAGCGTCTCATGGACGATCTGATTGATCTTGAGATTGAGTGTGTTGATAAGATAATCAATAAGATTGAAGCTGATCCCGAAGGAGATGAAGTCAAAAGAAATGAACTCCTTTTGTGGCGAAAGATTAAAGAGGTTGCTCAAGCCGGTCGAAGAACAGGTTTGGGTGTGACAGGAATCGGAGACACCTTGGCTATGCTTGGTGCAAAGTATGGCTCTAAGAAGTCTATCAAGCTGACTGAGAAAATTTATAGCACTTTGGCTATCGGATCCTACGAGTCTTCTTGTCATATGGCTACAGAAAGAGGCGCATTCCCTGTTTACGACTTTGACAAGGAAGAAGGTCACCCATTTATGGAGAGGCTTTTTGAAGCTGCGCCAGAGCTTCGAGAATTGCACAGAGATCACGGTAGGAGAAATATTGCATTAACTACCACCGCTCCTTGCGGAAGCGTTTCTGTGCTTACCCAGACAACATCGGGTATTGAGCCTGCTTTCATGCTAAAATACACACGCAGAAAGAAGATAAACTCAAACGATCCAGATGCTACTCCTGATTTTGTAGATGATCTCGGAGATAAGTGGCAAGAATTTGATGTGTATCATCATGGGTTCAAGCAGTGGATGGATGCGACAGGGCTGACTGAGATTGAAGATAGTCCATACGCAGAAGCAACTGCAAATGAAATTAATTGGGAGTCTGCTGTAGACTTACAAGCCGCCGCCCAGCGATGGGTGTGTCACGCAATTAGCAAGACTATTAATCTTCCGAACGATGTGTCAGTTGATGATGTGAAAAAAGTTTACTGGCGTGGCTGGAAGAAAGGCTTGAAGGGTGTGACAGTTTACAGAGATGGTTCTCGATCTGGCGTTCTTGTTTCAAGCGATACCAAGCCAAATGATGATGCTTTCTCTGAGACTCCAGCACCTAAGCGTCCTGATCTTCTAGACTGTGATATTCATCAGACTTCCATCAAAGGTGAAAAGTGGACAATTCTTGTTGGCCTCATGGATGGCAAGCCCTACGAGGTTTTTGGTGGCTTAGCCAATAAGATTGAGATTCCCAGGTACTATAAAGATGGAACTCTGACAAAGAGAGTTCGAAAGACAAAGAACTCTAAGTACGACCTTAGGTTTGGGCACGCGACAGATGAGTTTTGCATCAAGGATGTCGTGGAAGTGTTTGACAACCCAACACACTCAGCTTTTACAAGAACTATCTCTCTTGCTCTTCGTCACGGCGCGCCAGTCTCCTTTATGGTTGAACAACTTCAGAAGGATAGAGATACTGATTTCTCATCTTTCTCTCGAGTAATTGCAAGAGTTCTTAAGAATTATATTGCGGATGGTACAGCAGCAAGCGAAGAAGTTTGTGAAAACTGTGGCGCGGAAGGATCTTTGATCTATCAAGAAGGATGCGTCACATGTAAATCCTGCGGACATGGAAAGTGCGGATAGTTATATCTGAGGAGATTTTTCAAAATGAGAAAAACTATACAAATAGATGAAAAGATTAGCGAAGTCAAGCTAAGATACAATCCGATCATTATTACTGTCAATAATTTTGATGAGGATGCTGCTAGAAAATTTAGAGATGAAGTCAATGCTGCTCACAATACTGGGCAGCCTGTGATTCCTGTAGTTATTGCCTCATACGGTGGTGCAGTATACTCTCTTTTAAACATGATTGATACGATTGAAAGTGCAACACTTCCAATTATGACGATCGCAGAAGGCAAGGCTATGTCATGCGGAGCTGTTCTTCTTTCTTGTGGCACCAAGGGATATCGATATGCTGCGCCCAACTCAACTATTATGATTCATGATGTTAGTTCTATGAGCAGTCGCCAAAAAGTGGAAGAGCTAAAAGCAGATGTTAATGAGTCGGATCGCTTGAATAACAAGATTATGCGTCTTATGTCATCCAACTGCGGGAAAAGACCAGATTACTTCCTCAAAGAGATTCACAAGCGCGGAAGAGCAGACTGGTTTCTCGAAGCTGATGAGTGCCTAGAAATCGGCCTAGTTGATCACGTTGGCATGCCCGAAATGAAAATCTCAGTCGAAGTAGGTGTCGAAATAGAATAGTTAATAGATGTGCCTTTAACGGAGAGTATCTATGACAAAATCTGTGTTTCGTCAGGTTCCAAAAACTGGTGTTATTTTTACAACATCGTCGGCTATGAAGCTAGGCTTCTATCGCGGTCATCCTGATTGGTGTAATTTCGGTCAAGGGCAGCCTGAGACTGGGTACTTAGAGGGTGGATTAGAGCGCATTAGCCACATTGATATCGATGAAGGTGATCATGAGTATGCACCTGTCGGTGGGCTTCTTGAACTCCGCGAAGCCATCGCGAACATGTACAATGTTCTTTACCGAAAAAATAAGAAATCTAAATACACAGCAGAAAATGTCTCAATTGCCGGTGGAGGTAGAGCTATTTTAACCCGAGTGGTTGCCGCTCTTGACGCTATTAATTTAGGGCACTTTTTACCTGATTACACAGCCTATGAAGAGCTTTTGTCAACCTTTAAAGGTTTTAACACTATTCCAATCATGCTTGACCCTGATAACGGATACACGTTTTCTCACCAAGATTTAAGAAAAGAGATCCAGGGAAGAGGATTGGGCGCAGTACTTGTTTCAAATCCTTGCAACCCTACAGGTAAGACAATATCTGGAAGACACCTCAGAGAATGGATTAAAACAGGAAGAGAGACAGGATGCTCTCTGATTATGGATGAGTTTTATAGCTCTTATGTTTGGGAAGGTGTCCCATCAGGAGAGACACTAAGTTGCTGCAAATACATCAATGATGTCAACAAAGACAATGTATTGATAGTTAACGGTCTCGGAAAAAACCAAAGATATCCAGGGTGGAGAATCGGGTGGGTAGTTGGTCCCAAAGATGTTATTAAGTCCATCAATAGCGCTGGTAGCTTCTTGGACGGTGGAGCTCCTCGCCCAATTCAAAGAGCAGCAGTATCTCTCGTAACGCCTGAAGCTGTGACTCAAGAGACACAGTCTATTCAGAAAGAGTTTAGACAGAAACGTCAAGTCATGATGGATGGACTCAGAAAAATAGGTGTAACATTTGACTGTGAGCCAGGTGGATCATTCTACTTATGGGGAAATGTATCAGCACTACCTGAGGGCTTAAACACTGGCATGGATTTCTTTCACGCTTGCTTAGAAAAGAAAGTGATTGCTGTCCCAGGAGAGTTCTTTGATGTCAATCCAGGGAAAAGAATGAAGAATGCGGGATCAAGATTTAAAAATTATTTGAGATTCTCGTACGGCCCTGACATGGAGACTATTAATAAAGGCTTGGCGCGTCTCGAAGAGATGGTCCAGGAGAGAATTTAGTTTACGATTATTTTTCATTTTTATTCTCCCGCTCGGCAATAATTAGAATGTGTTATTTCCAAAAACAACAAAAAAGGAGGATCAAAAATGACACCAACTACGCTCGCGTCAGGAGTGAATCGTCTAACACTTGGAGTTGCAGTGCCCGCCAACAACACGTCTGGTGTGGCAAATGATGCCAGCCTCGCGGGCATATTCATCTTTACAAGGGTTCCAATCCGCATCTGGCAGATGAATAATGCTGATGTCTGGTCTGAGCTAGACATTCTTACAGGAGAAGCAGGGTCTAGAATCTCGACAGTCTATTTTGATGACACTGAGATTACTAGAATCTTCCTGCAGTCGACAGGGGAAGATAATGTTGTTGTTAGAGCTGTTCGTAGAGAGACAGCAGATTCAAATGTTGCACAAGATGGTGTGAATAATCAAGTTCATATTGCCTCAAGTTCATTCTTAGATCTAACAGATACTCCGTCATCATTTGCCGCTCAAGCCGGAAAATATCCAAGAGTTAATAACGCAGGGACAATGCTTGAATTCGTCTCAGGTACAGGCGGTTATACAAACACAGATGTTGCTGCTTACCTAAATGGCAACTTAGACTCTCATATCATACCTGATACTAACGCTACATATGATATTGGCACGGCAGAAAAGAAAATAAGACACTTATACTTAAGCCCTAACTCGATGTACATCGGTGACACTTGGATTAAAGCAGAGGGTGACCAAGTTAAGACGCCAAATCTTTTAGTGGGAGATATTAATCTGAACAATGAAGGAAGAGCCAATGAAGTCGATGGAACAAACGGTCACTGGTCCATTCAAGAAGGCTCAGATGATCTCTTCCTTATCAATCGAAAGACAGGTAAGAAATATCGATTTAATATCACAGAAATAGTATAGTATTAACAAATTTTTCTTACTGTTTATATCCAGCCCGCTCACGTTCCATAAGGCGATCGTGAGCGGGTTGAATGTTTTTCGTAGAATAAATTTAAAAATTATTTAAGATTTTCGTACGGCCCTGACATTGACACGATTAATAAAGGCTTAGAGCGTCCCGAAGAGATGGTCCGAGAGAGGATCTGATTTAAAATTAATTGCTTCATATGTAGTTTATGTTGCCCTTGCAGTAACAGTCAGTAAACACACAGGAGCATTTGAATGAATCCAACAAATCTAGTCGCAGGCGTTAATAGAGTAACCTTGGGTCTCACAGGCCCATCCTTAGCTACTGACGGTGTAGCAGATGATGCTAATATCGCAGGTATGTTTATCTACTCACGGGTGCCAATTCGCATCTGGCAGATGAATAACGCCAATGTCTGGTCTCACATGGATGAGCTCACAGGTGCTTCAGGCTCAAGAATTGTTACAGTTTACTTTGATACTACTAACACCACCAGAATCTTTCTGCAATCGACAGGAGATGATGGTGCCATTGTTCGCGTGGTTCGTCGAGAAGAAGCTGCGTCTGTGGTGCAGCAGGATGGTGTTAATAATAGAGTCGTGGGTGGCGGCGGAGTCGGCCCGCAAGGCCCAGCAGGCCCGCAAGGCCCAGCAGGCCCACAAGGTCCAGCAGGCCCACAAGGTCCAGCAGGACCACAAGGCCCAGCAGGAGCAGATGGCTCAGGAGACTCCGGATGGTCAAATCTTGAAAATCCGCATACTCATACAGGAAGTTTAATAATTGATGTTCCTGGGGATGCAACTACTTGGTCTGTTGCCCCCACGCAGTACTTTAGATACAATGGTTCAGTTATAGGGGGCAGCAACACCCACAATCCTGAAGGAACTGGGCTCGTAGCATCTATAATAAGCAGTATGCCCAATGACACACAGATTCCAAAAATTGAAATAGGCGGTTTTTACCAGACAGAGCCAGGAATTTCTGCCGGCTTCCACCCCACTTATTCATTAATGAGTGGCGGCTGGGCGCCCACTGATCATATTAACCCCAACCTTGACCCTCGTTTTACTGATCGAGTTAGCTTAGCGTCTGGGCGGGACCAATGGCTCCCAGATCTTGAATTTGGGCAGCCATCAAACCCAAGATTTTATACTTATGGTCCCATGGGTGGCGGCCCTGACGGTCCTAAGCTCCAGATAACGGGTTCTATTGTCATGGACCCGCAGTCTAATATCTTTATTGGAAATCCTGAAGGACCAGGTATGTCAAAATACCCTGAAGAGTGGACTTTGGGTGATGACGATGGCCTCTTAATAACACGAAATTTGTTTGTGAATAACAGCAATGATACTTATTATAGATTCGGCGACCATCGCTCTTACGTTAAGTTTGCGAATAGATCATACCTAGATTTAGGTCGATTCTCTACTGTTGGGTATAAAGACGTCGATAATGATGATGTTGTGCTCTTCTCATCCAACGGAGCTCTTCATATACGCGACGGCTCAAGAATATACGGCAATCTTAGAACTGATGGGGTGCTTTTTGAACAAGACCACGATAGTTCAATGTCCATACAACGGCTTAATATTGTTAACGGCAGCAGTCACCCATGGTATCCAAACCACCCAGGTTCTCTTAGCTGTGCTGGAGATGCTTCTTTTACAGGCGAGGCTTCTTTTACAGCCGACACAAGAATTGATAAGCTTTACGTTAACAGGGTAACAGATCAGCCGTCTGGCTGTGTTTCTCCTCTTATGATTCGCCAAGCGGGGACTAATTTCGGGCATAGAATTATGATTGATAGGCTCTATCAAGACGGCTCATCGGGTGGTTGGAACATAGGTCTTGATTCTGACAATAAGCTTACCTTTCAATATTTCGTCCTGGACACTGACGGAGAACTTGTGAATGGATATTGGAACAATGCAGATGCAGGTAGAGGCTATATAGCCAAACAAACTGATGTCGGCCAGCTCACCTTCACAGGTCAACACAGATCTATCCCGCAGGAGGGAACAGTTGCGGACTTTGAAGATAAGGTCGGTCTTATTGTTGTCTCAACAGGTAAATACAGTTCAATGGGAGAAGATGATATTACTATCAATGATGCCATGCCTAAAGTTGAGCTTTCTTCAGTGGCGAACGACAAGAGGGTCTTTGGTGTTGTCTCTAATGTGGAGGATACAGACAGTGACGAGCGAAGCTTTACACAAGGTATTTGGGGAACAAGTGTTGATAAGCCTGCAGGCGACGACCGCGTCATCATTAACTCTGTAGGCGAAGGTGCAATGTGGGTAACAGATATCAACGGCAACCTTGAGAACGGTGACTATATCACATCCTCAGACCTCGCAGGGTATGGTATGAGGCAAGACGACGATCTACTTCACAACTACACAGTCGCTAAGATCACGATGGACTGCGACTTCGATCTCAACTCCACCGAGTATCGTTGCGAACAGATCGGTCCTTACAAGCGTGCTTTCGTCGGAGTTACATACCACTGCGGATAAAGTTTATAAACATTTTGGCTCGGATTCAATACAATTAGTCATAAATGCCAAGGAGGTATAAATGGCTAAGAAAGTTTATAAATTGCATGATGAAGTGATCGGTGAAGTTGCTCGCTCTTTGCAGCGTGCTCTGCTGACTGGAACTGATATCGTAGATCATCTACGTCAGATCGAACTCAATGTTCAGCGAGGAGATAGTTCCGTGACGCTGTCTGAGGAATTCGTTCGACGCCAGACTAAGAATGATCAGCGCATGGTCGATGAAGCTGAAGCGCTAAATCTCGAGACTGAGTAAGATGTCAGAAACATCTTCTGATAGATTAGATGCCATTTTCTTTCTGCAGGAAAGATTTATGGAACAGCTTTCCCAGAACAAAGAGCCTCTACCTGAGTGGCCTGTGGACCCTTCTGATAAGAAGGCACAGCAGTTCATTCGTGATATCATTCACAGAGGTACTGAAGAAGCATTTGAAGCACTTCTTCATCTTAAGAACTGGAAGCCTCACAAGCACACTGAGAACAAAGAATTTGATCGAGATGCGTTTCTCGAGGAGATGATTGACGATTTCACATATAAGCTGGAAGCGTTGATTTTGATGGGTTATGAGCCAAAAGAATTTTTTAACGCATTTTGCGAAAAGAATAGAAGAAATCTGGACAGGGTCAGAGGAGAATACTAACCTGCTCGAGTATCTGTTCAGAACTCAGAAAAGCTTTTCTTCTAAATTTATTGATCAAGAGAATCTCTCCCTTGAAGAAAAAGAGCGCCTTACACAAGAGTTTGCGCTCGCTCTTCATAATGAAGTTTCTTCCCTTGTCAGAGAGATTAACTTTAAACATCACGCAAGTGAAAGAAAAGATATTGTAAAGAATTCGATCTTGTTCGAAGGGATTGACTGTTTTCGTTATCTTTTGGCGATTATGAACTTGTGGGGCTTTACAGCCGATGAGTTTTTAGAAGCTTTTGATGACAAGGCTGCGTACTTAGATATCAAATACAATAATGACAAAGAGTGGGCAGGTCAGCCTGTAGTACTTGTTGATGTCGACGATGTAGTAGCAAATTTTAGAGAAGGGTATGCTGATTATTTGAATTCTCTAGACGGAGTCAATGTTGATGTAAACTCTAGCGAATACTATTTCACAGAAGGCATACCAAGAGAAAAGTATAATCCTGAGCTGATCTTTCAAGACTTTATTGAAGCAAGAATGCTAAGAACTCTAACAGTAGATCAAAGCATGATCAGTGCTGTAAATGATTTATATGATAAAGGGTACTGGATTCATGTTCTGACTGCAAGACCTGACTGGAACCAGACATGCAAGTATGATACTTACACGTGGCTTTCAAATTCAGGATTGAAGTTTCATCGGATATCTTTTTCTCCTGAGAAGATGATTTGGGCAGCAAAATCAAAGTATTATGACGGAAATGCAATATTCTGTGCGATAGATGATTCTCCCAAGCACTCCAGAGAATATGCGAAGCATGGTGTGAAGGTAATTTCACCGAAAAAACCGTACAATTCAGAGCTTGAAAGTGTTGACAATGTCTTTGTGGTAAAAAGCGGAGATGAGGTAGAAGCGGTAATACAAAACTTTAACGGATAGGGCATATTTAATTCTGCAGAGGATTTTTTATGTATAGCCTTCCCTATCTCTCTGATATCAGAGAAAAAATTGACAAAAAGATCGAAGAAGATCCTGACTTCTACGATAACGTAAGAGTCAATGGGTTAAGAAAGGACATTGTAGATCTGCTCAAAGACATGAGAAAATGGGTCGACAAAAAAGATCAAAACCAGATTTTAGGAAAGAATAGAACATATTTACCCGTGAGAGATTCAAACGCACAAGTTAATGATCTCATACAGCGCCATTCTGATATTGTTGACACAGCCAAGCGTCTAGGAATTATATAATGAGAAAAATCAAGATCAAAAGAGTCATGACCGAAGCTTTTCCGGACGCTTCTAAGGGTGATTGCGATGTTTTCGCAGTTTTTGATTTTGATGAGACGGTAGCTATAACAGATTCAGTAATTCATGTCGTAGACAAAGAATCAGGTGAGAGAAAAAGGTCTTTTACTCCCGACGAGTACGCTGTTAAGTTTGGTACGGGAGAAGAATCCTTATCAAGCACAGAAGAGTTTGACTACTCAGAATTTGATGATGTAGACCCAGGATCAACCAAGACAACTGAAGTTTTTGAGATTCTGAAGAATGTTGTTGAGTGTGGAGTTACCGCGGCTGCGATTCTTACTGCCAGGGGTCCCGAGGCTAGGCAGGGTATTAAAGATTTCCTCTCAAAACTAAACGTGAACTTACAAGTCATCGATACTGTAAACACTTCTTCTCCGGCGGCCAAAGCTGCTAAATTTAGAGGCTATGCAAAACAGTTCAATCCTTCGACAATGCACTTCTATGAAGATTCAGACCCTAACAGAGCAGCTGTTGAAAACATGGTTAGAAGCTCGAAAGATTTTGAAGGTATTGACGTATTCATTCACAACGTCAAGAAAGGTGAGAAGCAAGACTCGGGTCATGTCTTGGCTACGTATGAAGCTCCTCCTGAACCGAAAAATCCAATGGTGAAGGAAGCAAGAGAGAAAACAGTTAATCTCATGCTTGAAGCGCTCACAGACACAGACGTTCGTCGTATTGAGGGCATAGCAAGAAGAGAGATTAGAGACTTTTTAAGGCAAAACCTCGAGAAAAAAGTAATGAGTTTTGTGCAAAAAGAACTCAAGGGAAGAGACAACGAAAAGATAATCAGAGATATCGCAGCTAAAGTAATTGTTGATCTCTATCGTGCGCTCTGGGTCAAACGATCTTTTTGGGAACAAGATCTAAAATAGTTTGAACAATCTGATAACATGATGTAGTATTTCTTATGCTTTCATAGGAGATAAACAGCATGCCTCAAAACCCCAATCTTGAACCTGTTACTTTGCCCATGCCTCTTCGGTTTGAAGAGAAGCCGGAAACTGAATTTGTTAACGATCTTGATGCACTGCGTGTTGAGCTTGTTGACAGTCCTACTGGCGAGCAAATCCGCAATGTCGCATACCGTTATGTAAAAGCTACCTGGGCTGATTCCCCCGAAGAAACTGACCCCTTGAATGCCACTCAGCGCGAGCTTTCTGAGACTCTTGAAGATGTCATGCAGTTTCGCGCTCTTCCTGCTGGAATGGAAGCAATGTCCTTCACATTCCTCATTGGTGGAATCGATCTCCAGACCGTTACTCACTTGATCCGACATCGAGCCGGCACTTTTGCTGCTCAATGCACCGGTGATCGCTGGCAATCACATAGTCGTGCTTTGGTCCCAGCTGCTGTTCAAAACAGTCCTGAAATCTATGATCGCTGGAAGGACCACGTTGAAGCAGGTAAGCAGCTTTACGCAGATATGATCGATACCAGGGAGATTAGTATTATGGATGCCCGGACCATTCTGCCACGTGCCATCGAAACCTTTTACTATGCTCGATTTAATCTGAAAGACCTGATCGGTTTCATTCGGCAGCGATGTGATAAGCAAATTCAGCCCGCAGCAGATAATCTGATGGCTGCTAAGATGGCACTTGAGGTTTGCAAGGTTATCCCAGAGGCAGCAACTGTTATCGGAACTAAGACTCTGACAGGTCCCGCCATGCACTACGTGCGTAATCTTCGAGCCGGAACCGGAACGAACCTTTATTGGCCCGACGCTGATACTGACGCTAAGATTGAATACCATCCGAATGATACGATCTATCAGGCTGAAAGAGATGATGTTAACGGTACTAACCCGCCTGAAGATGAAACAGGTGAAAATAGCAAATTCCGCCAACATTGGAACTCACTGCTAGCACAGATCAATGACATTGAAGTGGAATATCGAGATCGAATGGGTCGATAAAGTGCCGTTTTCAAATAAAAACACGTCAAGAAGGCGAGAGCTGATTTATAGTTCAATCGATCTACAGCTAAGCTTTTACCAAGCAAATGCAGTTCTGTTGTCAAACAAAGAAAAAGAAATGAGCGAACAAGAATTTCTTATTTGGGAACAGTACTTACACCCAATTGCAAAATCAGACGAGTTTTTATATCGCGATATAGTTGAATTCGGTGCTCAGCTACCTGATGTTGGACATGCTTTAAGAGAAAGACTTAAGAAAACATCTTTGTCGTAGGAAATTAAATTTGAGACTTCGAGAACTAGATCTTCACGGTTTTGATCATGACTGGGCTAGAAAAATGGTTATTTCTTGGTCGAATCAAAACTTTCCGCCCTACAAGATAATCACAGGAAACTCAGCACAGATGCAAAAAATAGTGAGAGAAGTCCTCGGAAAAAAATACAATATTGAATATGAAAGCTATCATAATTTAGGAGCGCTCATTGTTACCCCCAGATAATCTAAATCCAGAAATCTTAAGAGTTATGTTAATGGCTGCTATTATAGAGCTAGAGGAAACTAAAAGAAAGAATTCTTTATACTCTGTGCTTATACCCTTTATGTTTACAGTAGGCCTAGGCGTAGGCTTCTACATTGGAATTTCATAATTTTGGAGAAAAAATGAAAGTTTATATCGCATCACCTTTTTTCAATCCTAAGCAAGTTGATCAAGTCGAGTTTATGAAGAATGCTTTGACTGCAACTGGTCATGAGTATTTTAGTCCAAAGGATTTTTTCGTTCTCAAACCAAATGCAACTCAAGAAGATCGTCAACGCATCTTTGATGTGAACTGCGAAAAGATTCAGTGGGCTGATTTTGTTCTTTGCAATACTGAGGCAAAAGATCTCGGTACTATTTGGGAAGCAGGATATGCTTATGGCATCAATAAGCCTGTTGTTTTCTTTGCAGAAGGTCTCCCGGATGGAAAGTTCAATGTGATGCTTAGTGAAGCAGGACAATCTGTTAATACGACCAGAGATCAGCTTGTCGATTATCTAGACCGTGTAAATGAATCTGGAGAGCTTATAATTGAACAGTACACGGGGTTCACGCAGTAAGCATGAAACACGACATCATTACTGAAGAAAATGCGGATAGATTTAAAGGACAGACTCAAATGCCTAATTTGATCCTGTACCCTATTAAGAAAATTGATGACAATATTTTTGAAGTAGTGAAAAAGGAAACAATGGTTTTTTGGGGAAACAAAGAAGGCAATAGTATCAAGTCTTCTAATGTGTCTCTGAAATCCATTGGAAAGTTTGACGGCGAGTTGAGTGAGGCTTTACAAGTTTTAAAATCAACGCTTCCACCGTCTCAGGCCTTCCTAATACACGTGGAAGGAAATAATATTAGCAGGGCAATGATTCCCCTGAGAAAGTAAGAAATTTTATGAATGTCAGCGAAACAAAAAGCGCTTTAATTGAAGCACATGAACAACTTTGTTCGTTTGCGAAGTCTCTTCATGTCTTAGGTTTTAAAGATGATGATTATTTTGATTTCGAATTTGAGTGGATCCAGATGTGTGTAGGTTTGTGCGAAATCTATTCCACCAGCACAGACGAGTTTGTAAAAAATCGAGCACTAAAGAAGATCAATTCGATCATCGGCAATGAAGATTCAGATAATCAACTTTCTTTTGATTTCGCTACATCTGCTAAGTCTAATCCGATTAAAGCAGTTCGTGCAACTAAAGAAAACACCATGCCTTTTGATTTTGAGAGCGTAAATTTCATTGACGACTAACGAAAGAAAGCCTATTTTGGAAGATGAGAGCATTCTTTGGCCCGGAACAAAGATCGTGGTTAAAGAAACCAAGGAGCAAGGAATAATCTTGCACTCTCTCAGATACGGTGAAACTTATTCCGTTCAAACACCCTCAGGTAACGTTTTAACTCTTAAGAAAACAGATATGGAGATCATGTCATGCGAGTAATGATTACAGGTGAAGAAGGATTTATCGCAAAGAATCTACCTGCCTCTTTTGATGCTCTTGGGCACGAGTTTGTTCCGTTTTTGAACAACAAGAATTTGGTGTGCCTTGATACGGGCGAACCTTGTGTGTATAGAAACACAGAAGATGACTGGGCTAGAGAGTTATCTGCCAACGAAATTGATTTAGTAGTGCACAATGCTGCGGTTGTGGGAACTGATGTTGTTGCCCTTAACAGTTCTGAGTCTACGCAATCTAATGTGACAGGAACATACAATATTTGTAGAGCTGCAAAAAAATTGAATATTCCAGTTTGCTATATCGGAACTACAGTGATTTACGATACAGCTGCATATCAAAGAAACGTCATTCACGAAACGTCAGCGAGATTTCCAAGAACTCTTTATGGAATTCAAAAAAGAGCATCTGAAGATATCGTGATGTCAGTTTGCAAGGACTATAATATCGTGAGGCCTCTGTTTGCTTACGGAGGTGTCGGCGACATGAACAGCCTAATATCGAAGACTTTTTATGCTGCTACTAAGGGTGTAGAACAAATAGATATGTTTCTTGACCCAGCTAAAGTCAAGGATTACATGCATGTTGAAGATTTCTGCGATGGAGTTGCACTAGCGTGTCACAACCAGGCATGGGGCACTAGTTTTAATATCGCTGCAGAAAACCCCTATGATACTCGAGAAATCGTAAGGGTGATGGAAAGAGTTTCAAAATTAGATTTGATGCATAAGATAAAATGGCATCCCGAAACTGACTATCTTGGGAATCACAGACTGTCTTCAGAAAAGTTTAAGTTAGCGTTTAACTGGAAACCTAAGTATACCCTCAAGTCAGGAATTCAAGCAGCTTGGAATTCAATCTCAGCTTCTGAAGATACAAGCTATGATCCTCTTAAATACCTGAACGAAGCAAAAGAAAAAGGTGTAGATCTAACTCAATTTTACTAGAGTAGAAATAAATTGTCAAAAGAGCTTCCCGATAATGTAATTCCTTTTCCTTTGGAAAAAGTAAATCCTCCAAAAAAGGAAATGTTTTATCATGACATCATTAAGACAAAAACTGCGTCGGAAATGTCTGATGAAGAGCTAGTTTTTTGTCTTCTCAACACTCCAATTTCTTCTCTTGGCGACGCATACGATGAAAAATTTTGGTCTAGAAGAATTTCCTTGCTGATCAAAGTAGGTGTTTCGCTAGATCACCCAGATATCGTTGATGTTTTTGATAACGTAGAGCCTGAAGATGAAGTTCAAGCAGAAAAGCATCGCTTTGATATCTGTGTTTCTAGAGGGAATAAAATAGTAACGATCTGTGAGCTCAAATGTCTCTCAGAAATCTCTGAAAACCAGCTTGAAAAATATAGCAAAAAGCTTGAGACCAGGAAGTCCAGTTCAGCCCCTAGATATTTGATCTCTTTGTTTGACCCGAACTATGATCAAGTACCTAATCAATGGAAAGATATATCACTCTGTTATTTTGCAGAAGCGTTTAGAGAGATCTCGGAAGTCTTAGTTCGAAATCCTGCTATCGCGAATGACTTTTTAAACTGTCATGATTTTTTAATTCTTGTTGATGAGCTTGCATATAGATTTGACACAGACATGGATCCTTTTGACAACGACTCTGCAGATTTGACCAGAATGAAAGACATAGCGCTTAGGACTGACTTTTTTAAGCCCTTAGACAGGATCGTCCAGCAAGTATGCGCATCTGCAGCTTGCAAACTGCTTGATAAAAACAACCAAGATTTCTTTCTCCAAACAGGAAATACTCGGGGTAACAATTACTTCAATATCTTTACAAACGTGGAGGGAGTTGAAGTGGGAGTGCAGTTTCAAAATGGTGCATTAAAACTGTATAGAAACAGTCAAAAAGATACCCCAGAATTAAATGAAGTCCTGAGCAGAATTGCAAATTTCATATCGAAGTCAGAAAGATCATTCTCGTCAGATAAAGGTAAAGGTTTTAGATCTATCCGGCTAAACGATCTAAAGAACAAGTGTGATGCCTGGACAGTCAATGGGAAAAAGCAGATAATAAAAACTTGCTTTGAAGGAATTGTTTTACTCAATTCTATCACATGTAAAAACAAGATCTTTAAGGTAGAATCATTACATGATTAAAACAGAAGACTGGATCGATTACTTTCCTCACGAAAAACCCAGGCCTGTGCAAGAAGATGCCATCAACAGGATCTTGAATTCGTTTTTATCCTCTGATAAAAAGTTTTTCATAGCTGAAATGGGTACGGGCTGCGGAAAGTCGGCAATTGGCGTCACAGTTGCTAGATATCTTAACTATGTTGTCAACGAAGACATTGAAGGATTTGGAAGAGGAGCGTATTTTGTTACTACCCAAAAGATTCTCCAGGACCAGTACGTAAAAGATTTCGGGGGCTATGGCCCTATGAGAAGCATAAAATCTGCGTCAAATTACCAGTGCGTCTTTCACAAGAACAATAGTTGTGCAGAATCTCAGGCGATGCTAAGGTCTGTTGAGAAAGATACACCTTTCTTTAAGACCTGCTCAGGACACTGCACTTATAGGAAAAATAAAGATGACTTCTTGAAGTCCCCAGAGTCAGTCGTTAACTTTCCGTATTTTTTAACTGAAGCAACTTATAATGGAAAAATTACTCCTCGAAATTTTCTTGTACTTGATGAGTCTCATAATGCTGAGCAGGAGCTCTCAAGATTTATTGAGATTGCAATTTCTGAGAGATTTGTAAAAAGCACTCTAAAGATGAACTGGCTGGGAGAAAAGAGTCAGCTTAACTCTTTCTTGTGGGTTAGAGATAAATACTTTCCAAAAGTCAAAGATCGCTTAAGTCACGTTGAAGGAATACTTAAAAAGTTTGAAGGGCTTAAAGAGAAGCTTGAAGAATTTGCTGGTTTTGCCAGACAACATGATATGCTAAAATCTCATGTTGATAGACTGACTACTTTTATTAGACACTACGATAAAGAGAACTGGGTCTGTGAATATGACTCAGGGTATGGTCGAAAGCTAGCAAAGGTTGTGTTCAAGCCTGTAGATGTGTCAGATTTTGCCAAGGACTATTTGCTTAGGCTTGGGCACAGAACTCTTTTGATGTCTGCTACTATCGTCAATCACAAGTCTTTTTGTAGGTCTTTGGGAATCTCCTTGAGTGAAACTGAGTTTATCTCAACTCCTTCTCCTTTTCCCAAAGAAGGCCGGCCAATAGTTGAGCTTCTCGTTGGCAAGATGAATGCTAAAGAGATAGACAATACCCTTCCGGTGCTAGCACAAACCGTAGAAGAGATCTTGAAAATGCATCCTGATGAAAAGGGTATCATTCACTGCCACACTTTTAAGATTGCAAAATATCTTTGGGAAAATGTAGGTGAAGGAAATGATAGGCTCCTTTTGCACGATACAGACACGAGAGATGAAGTTCTTCAGCAGCACATGAGAGCAGAAGAACCCACAGTCCTACTCAGTCCTTCAATGCAGGAAGGTGTAGATCTTAGGGGTGATTATTCGAGATTCCAGATTATTTGTAAAGTACCTTTTCCGTATCTCGGAGACAAGGTGGTAAAAAAGCGGATGTCCAAGTGGCCTGAGTGGTATTCGACTCAGACAGCAAAAACTGTGATACAGGCAGTGGGACGCAGTGTAAGATCTGAGGACGATCATGCAGTTACATATATCTTAGACGAAGGCTGGCGATACTTTTACAATCGTCACAAGGAATACTTCCCGCAAGACTTCAGAGAGTGTTTGCAAAGGTACTAATCAATGGATCAGGCTGAATGCAATAGACAGAAACTAGTCAGCATAAGCCTCGGGGATCTAATCAAGCTTGAACCTAAGAAAGTTAGAGTAGATAGAATATCAAAGCCCTGTCTTTGGAAGCCGATAAAGGTTGTTACCTGGAACGAAGATCTAAGCTTTTTTTATAGCGGCTTATACACAGAGATCACGTCAGGAATAGTAGTTAAGAAGCACATGTACACTATGTGGCACGGAAAGCTGTTCCAAGGCGTGGAGATAATGACGTCTGAAGGATCTGCGATGCTTAACATCAATGATTTTAAAAACGTAAAAATTGTCTAAAAAGCTCGCTGTTTTTGGTAGGCTTTTTTATTTTAAAAAGAAGCCAATATTTACAATTGATATGCTTCCATCCTTTCCCTACTTCGATTTTGACGTGTTCAAAAAAACCTCCTATAGGGACTTGTATTTCGGCAATATTATCAAAAATGTTCAGAAAGAGAGTCTTAAAGATCCAGGATTCATGAACCCAAGAGTCAAGAATCTTTTGCAAGACATAGACGCAGTCAGCGCCGAACTAGAATCCTACGCTTTGCAAAATCCACTTGCAGCACCACCGCCTGAGACCAAGAAGAAGGTAGATGAAATATACGCAACAGCAAAGCGCTTAAGAGTTTATCCTGATTAAGACATACTTATTCACGTATGATTACTTTTATTTTAATACTTCTTGTACTTATTGGGATTCATGAGCTTGGCCATCTGGTTGCCGGGCATCTGCTTAAAGTGCAGCCTAAAGTTTTCTCTATCGGGTTCGGTCCTGCGCTTCTAAAATGGAAGTGGAAGGGCACGATTTGGAAACTCAGCCTGTTCCCCTTGGGCGGATACGTTAGGTTTAAAGGTGATCAAGATTTAGATTCAACAGACCCGACTACTTTTTGGGGATGTGCTCCGTGGCGCAGAGCTGCAATCGCTTTCGCAGGCCCAGCAGTCAATCTGATCTTTCCGTTCTTTCTGTACTTTTTCTACGCGTGGGGTCATGAGGTCCCTCGAGGTCCAAATGATATTCCTCCTCCGCCCGGAGCGCAAGTCGCAACGATAGATGCTCCTTGGGCTGCTAATATCTCGTGGAGAATCACGACAAACATGTACGGCGCAATGCACGAGGGTGTGAAAGAGATGGTAACAAAGGCACCCACACAAGACACCTTGGGTGGCCCAGTGATGATCTACGAGATGTCAAAGGCGGCAGAAGAAACGACTGTAAAACAAAAAGATATGGGACACGTGATCGATCTTTTAGCAATGCTTAGTATCAATCTCGGTTTCTTAAATTTACTTCCTATACCCGCGCTTGATGGAAGCCACATCGTGCTATCTGGTGTAGAAACTGTGACCAGAAAAAAGATATCATATAAAACTCGCATGAGACTTACAATGGTGGGCGTTGTTATGCTGCTCTCAATCATGGCCTTCGCGATCTACTCAGATATCGCTAGATACTTTCTGTAGACTGTCGTGAGAAATCTTTTAATAATAGTAGCTTCTTTCGCCCTGATAAGCCTAGGTTGGTTTGCACCGTCCAACCCTTCTGCTAAGCTTGTTGTTCAAGGGCATGATCACACTTGGGTTGGAAGCTACGCCAAGGTTAGTTTGAAAATTATACCTCCAAAAAGTCTCCAACTTAAGGAAGACGCGCCACTAAGATTAAAAATTGCTGTGACGCCTAATCTAACAACTTCTCCGGATATATTGCGCGCAAAACAAGAAAATTTTGTACAGGGAGTCGCGATGTTCAACTTCCTTGTCAGAGGTGCAAAACCAGGTCTTGGCAAGGTAACAGTTGATGTCTCATACTTTCTGTGCTCAGACACAATCTGCAAGAGATACACTGACACAATCAGCCATCCGGTTTACGTCAAAAAAGACTAATTTTTAAAATTTGGCTTCATGGAAACCCGTCCTTTGAGGCAGGCTTTCTTGTGTAAATCTCATTTCTTCTGCGTATAATAACTGCAGGAGAAACAAGTGTCATTTAAGAATTTCAAAGTACCAAACCGATTCGTAGGCTTACACGGTCATTCAGGATTCTCAACATACGATGGTTTAGGTTATCCAGCCGATCATATTGATTTTGTTCTTGAGAATCAAATGGACGCCTGGGGTCTCACAGATCACGGTCACGGATCAGGTTTGGCTCACGCTCATAAGCACTTTGAGAAGATGAAAAAATCAGGTAGAAAATATCGACAAGTTTATGGTGTCGAGTTTTATTTTGTCGAAGATTTAGACGAGTGGAAGCGCCAATACGAGAACCACAAAGCTCGCATTAAAGCAGAGCGAGATGCAAAAAAAATCGAAGCCCTTGCTACCACAGACGTTAATGTTGACAATGAAGACGAACTTATGTCTGAAGGTCATACTATTGAGAACGAGGATGAGTCTAAGCAGGGTTCAAAGGGCAAGCCAGAATGGATGCGTCGATACCACTTGGTTGTAACAGCTCGAGACCCAAAAGGATTAGCTAATCTATTCACGCTCGTCAAGCGAGGATATAAGGACGGTTTCTATCGTTTTCCTCGCATCGACTTCAAGATGCTCAAGGAGTTTGGAGAAGGTCTCAACGTCTCTACGGCATGT